GCGCATTTCGTGATCTTCCCGGCCGGCATGTCTACTTCTCGGCCAAGTGCGAGAAGCAGGCAGACGAATCCGGCCGACTCCTTTACCAGCCCTCTATGCCTGGTAATAAAACTGCTCAGCAGTTGCCATACTTTTTCGATGAAGTCTTTGCCTTGCGTGTCGAGAAAGATGAAGCTGGCCAGCCGGTACGCGCACTCATGACGCAATCCGACGGCTTGTGGCAAGCCAAAGACCGCTCCGGCCGTCTTGATGCATGGGAGATGCCGGACCTTGGCGCAATCATTCGCAAGATTGGGGGTGAGGCATGAGCGACATCAAGGAACTCGCGGAGTCGTGGATTCGCGCCAAGCGGGAAGAATCTGACGCCATTTCCGCTCGCCGGGCCATTGAAGATGAATTGACCAGGCTGCTTGCCGTCAAGGAAACAGAAGAAGGACAGACGACGTTCCATGACGGGCCATTTGCCATCAAGGTCACTTGCCGCATGACTCGAAAGGTTGACGGAGACATGTTGCAGGAACTGGCCTTGGAGAACGGATTAGAGCAATCCAGCCTGTCCACGCTGTTCCGCTGGAAGCCTGAACTCAACATGAAGGAATGGAAGGCGGCAGCGCCTGAAATCACCAGCGTGCTTTCTGGCGCTATCACAACAACGGCGGGTCGCCCGTCATTTTCTATCGAAACAAAGGAGTAACATCATGGCTTTTCTCGGAACCACAATCAATGTTGCAGACCTTCCCGCTAGCCAGTCCGGTAGCTTTGAGCCTCTGCCGGCAGGCGATTACCAGGTCGCAATTGAATCCGCTGAAATCAAGGACACGAACGACAAGACGGGCCAGTACATCAAATTGAAGATGAAGGTGAATGGCCCTACTCATTCCGGCCGTGTTGTTTTCAGTAACCTGAATATCCGCAACAAGTCACCGAAGGCGGAAGAAATTGGACGCCAGCAGCTTGGCGACATCATGCGAGCAATCGGCCTTGCCACGCTGACTGACACCGATCAACTTATCGGCGCACCTCTTACCGTCAAGCTGTCTGTCAAGCCGGCAGATGGCCAGTATGAAGCCGGAAACGAGGTCAAGGCTTATAAGGCGCTGCAAGGCAGCGTAGCGCCTGCGCCAGCCTTTGCCGCACCAGCACCATCCCAACAGCCAGCCGCCGCCTCCGCTCCGCCATGGGCGAAGAAATAAGGCATGACCGGGGCTGGCAACAGCCCCATTCTTTTACCTTCAAGGAACCGCATCATGGCAAAAATCCCGCCACCATCCGACACGCTGGCCGACCGCATCTACAAGTCGCTGGAATCTGCCAGCGAGCCGTCTCGCGGTCATCTAGGCGCATCTGTCATCGGCCATCACTGTGACCGCTACCTGTGGCTGTCCTTTCGATGGGCCTGCCCTGAGCAGTTCCAAGGCCGCATCTTGCGCCTGTTCCGTCGCGGTCAGGATGAGGAAGCCGGAGTAGTCGCTGATCTGCGCGCCGCCGGGTGCGAGGTATCCGACCGTGACGCATCGGGCCGGCAGCATGGTTTCTGTGACGGCCATTTCGCCGGCTCTATTGACGGCATCGTGCTGTCTGGTGTGCCAGGTGCGGCCCACAAGCCGCACGTGCTGGAAATCAAGACACACTCTCTCAAGTCGTTCAATGAACTTGAAAAGGACGGCGTGCAGAAATCGAAGCCGATGCACTATGCACAAATGCAGACCTACATGGCGCGCCTCAACATTGACCGCGCCCTGTACTTCGCCGTCTGCAAGGACGACGACCGCATCTATACCGAGCGCGTCCGGCTCGACAAGGACGAAGCCGACAGGCTGGCCGAGCGCGCACAGCGTATCATTGCCAGCGACAGAATGCCGGAGCCTATCAGCGCTGACCCTACCTGGTATCAATGCAAGTTCTGCGCAGCCGCCGACCTGTGTCACGGTCACAAGCGCCTGCCTGACATTAACTGCCGCACCTGCGCCCACTTCACAGCAGAGCGCGACGGCTCAGCTACCTGCGCCCGCTGGCAGTCTGTCATTCCCGACATGGACGCACAGCGCGCCGGCTGTGAGTCGCACGTTATCCATCCTGACCTTGTGCCGTGGCAGTACCAGACGACAGAGCAAGGAACGCACCTTATCTACATCATTGACGGAAAGGAAGTGCTGAACGGCGATCCGCCTGCATTCACAAGCCGCGAGATTGTCGCTAACCCGCTCGGATGCGCTAATGCTGACAGTGACTTTCTCGACATGCGCATTGCGTTTGATGCGAGGGTTGTCGGATGAAGCTCCGCGATTATCAGCAGCGCGCCATTGACATGCTGTATGACTGGTTCCGAGAGCATGACACCGGCAATCCATGCCTTGTCCTGCCGACGGGTGCCGGCAAGAGCCTTATCATTGCAAGCCTGATCCATAACGCCTTGCAGCAATGGCCAGAGACTCGCGTCCTGATGTTGACGCACGTCAAGGAATTGATCGAACAGAACGCCGAGAAGATGCGGTCAGTCTGGCCGAATGCGCCGATGGGGATCTACTCTGCCAGCCTTGGCCAGAAGGTGCTTTATGAGTCGATTACCTTCGCCGGCATTCAGTCCATACACAAGAAAGCGCGCCTTCTTGGCCATGTTGACCTGATCTTTATTGATGAGTGCCACATGGTTAGCCACTCACAGCAGGGGCAGTACCGGGCCTTTATCAAAGACCTGCAAGCCATCAATCCGCATATCCGTGTAGTTGGACTGACCGCCACTCCGTATCGGCTAGGTCACGGCATGATACACGAAGGCGATGATGTACTATTCAATGACCTGATCGAGCCGGTCACTATCGAAGAACTGGTTGCGGCCGGATACCTTGCTCCTCTGTCCTCAAAGCATACCAGCACAGAAATAGATGTTTCATCTGTCGGCAAGCGAGGCGGTGAGTTTATCGCCGGCCAGCTAGAGCAGGCGGTAGACAATGACGACACAACCGCTCGCATCGTCACGGAGACACTACAGCGCGCCAGTGATTGCCGATCCCTGCTTTTCTTCTGTACTGGCGTAAGCCATGCCGAGCACATGGCGGATGAGCTAAACCGCCGTGGCGTATCGGCTGATGTGATAACAGGGGCCACGCCGCCAGGTAAGCGAAAGAATCTGATCGAGCAATTCAGGGCCGGCACACTTCGCGCACTGACTAATTGCGATGTGCTGACAACTGGCTTTGACGCGCCCAACATTGACTGCCTTGTTATGGCGCGCCCTACCATGTCGCCGGTACTTTATGTGCAGATGGCCGGACGCGGTATGCGCCTAAAGAAGCACACCAGCAAATGCCTGGTTCTGGACTTCGCTGGTAACGTGGCGATGCATGGCCCAATCACGGCCGTAGCGCCACCATCCCAAGTGAAGAAAGGAACGGGAGAGGCTCCGACAAAGACCTGCCCACAATGCGCAGAGATTGTCAGTGCCGGCACGATGAAGTGTCCGACCTGTGGCCACCAGTGGGAGAAGGAGGAAAAGGAAAAGCTCGCGTACTTGCGCGATGATGACATAATGGGCATCAAGCCAACGGAGATGATTGTCTCCGGCTGGCAATGGCGTAAGCACATAAGCCGCGCCAGCGGTAACGAGATGCTACTTGTGCGCTACTATGGCGGACTGACCACGCACGTTGACGAATACTTACAGGTTCTGATGGATGGCGACATGGGCCGTCGGCATCGGAAGATAGTGGCCGACCTCATGGCGCAGAGCATGACACCAGACCTTCCGGCAGACTTGAGCGAAGCGGCTGAAAGGTTAAACCAATGCAAGGCACCAGCGCGGATTATGTACAAGCGCAACGGGAAATACTTCAACATCAAAGAGAGGCTTTTCTCATGACACGGACAGAATATCAGGCGAAGTTGCTACAGATAAAAGAACTGCGTGAGGAAGTAGACAAGCCGCGATGCATCAACTGTGATGAGTTGTGGGAAGGCCAATGCAGGACGCATGGCCCGATACCGGAGGAATACGTCTGCCAGGTTAATGACTGCCCAACTTACACTCACATCATCCCGTTTTAATTCAGCGCATAAAAAACCCGGCATAGCGCCGGGTTGTCTAAGGTTGTCTAAATGGTTGTCTAGGCTTCAGGCGGTGGTGGTAGTGGCATCCAGTGGGATGCGT